GACCAATTGCCCTCTGGCTTAGGATCACGAATAACCCAACCCGGTGGATACCACCACACTACCTCTTTGCCTTCAGGACACTCAGGTTGGTCAGCCACTTCAATCCAGCCATCTGTGCCATCTGTCTCTGCTTTAGGAATCGATCCGTTTTTAGAATACATAAGTCACCTATTGGAGAGGGAAGGCTGCGGTTGGAGATGCGGTAATAGTTCTTGCGTAACCGTTAGTAATTCTAATGTCATCTAAATACCCAAGATAATAATTAGAAGCTGCTCCTGCTCCTGTGCGACCAATAGTTAAATATTGAGATGTAAAATTCGTAGAGCTTGTTCCAGTAGCTACCGACGATCCATTGATATATAACGTGATCGTGCTTCCGCTTCTAGTGAGGGCGAAATACGTCCATGTGTTTAAAGGAGCTGTGCCTGTACTAAATACATTTGATCCGCCTACATCAACTGTGTATGTGCCAGAACCATTGAGATAAAACAAAAGACCAGCACTTGATGGGTATGTGTTAATACCTGAATATATAGCCGCCCCACCGTTATATCCGGTGCAATAAAACCATCCTTCAATCGTAAAGTTGCCGCTTCCTAACGAATTAATTGGCAATTGTGGAGCAACTAAATAATCACCCGACCCATCAAAGTACATCGACGTAGTACCCCACTTCGCCTGTGTCGTGCTTGCCTGTGCATTGCCTGCAGTCTCTAATACGTTCTTAGCAGTAGAGTCGTAGATGCCAGCGTTGGTGTAGTTGAGTAAAAACGAAGTGTTTGTAGTGTTTGTGTCAGGCGCAGTTGGAATACTTGCTGGTGCATTGGCTTGCTTAACTAGCTTTGCATTAGATATGTAACCATTAAATAAAGTACCAAGTAAACGATCACCACCAACAAGAACTCTAGAACCTGCAACACCATAGGCTGAGGAGTTAGTCATTGTTGCAACTACTGATGTGCTATTGACATACAAATTAACTGTACTGCCTGAACGAGTTATAACAACATAGTTCCACGCATTTAAAGCAATAGAACCACCTGTCATTGCTCCACCACTTGCACTACCAGTTAGAAATTCAAACTTAATATCTTTAGTTGTTGCGCGAGCTAATAACTGCCAGCCATTCCAGCCACCAGTATCTGCATACGACATCAGACCATAATCATTTCCACCAGTTAAAACTGTCGGATAAAACCAGCAGGCTATTGTTAGATTTCCTGTACTAAAGTCACCACCAGAAGCATTAGGGCCATTTAGATAATCTCCCGTCCCATCAAAATACCCACTACCACCTACTACAGCAGTATCGTATGCAGCCGTAGGAGCAAATGGGCTGAAGGCTTGGACGGATGGTGTGCCATTGACAGTAATAGCAAATCCATTTGAGCTGTTATCAATGAATCTATTGCTTTGGCAGGTAAGTAAACTAGTGTTTGTAATTGCAGTTAATGGCGTAGTGCTTGGAGTAAATGCTCCTGTATATACAGCCGTTCCTTTAACAATGCGGAAATTAGACACATAACCGTTTGTAGTAGCTAATGCAAAATTAGCTGGACTTGCAACTATATAAGCTGTGCAGTTTGCATTTGGAAGCGTGTAAGAAGTGGTGCTTCCAGTAGACACGCCATTTATGTAACAAGTAACTGTTGATGTTGATGTTTTGCTAAACGCAATATGATTCCAAGTATTTAAATTTACTGTACCAAAGGCAGCATCGCCAACACCAATTTGACCAAAACGAACTGTACCAGAACGGACAAACGCTCCATACATATCTGATGAAGAATTTACTATAGTAAATAATCGAGTGTCATCAGTATTTGTATTTAGCCAGAACCAGCCTTCTATAGTCCAATCACCAGAAGATAAGTTAAAAGCAGAAGAACTAGGAGTGGTTAAAAAATTAGACGAACCAAAGAAGTTTGACCACCCCGTCTGACTAAACGGCGTAAACGTACCCTGAGTCGTATTACCATTTCTAGTAATAGTGAAGTTGTTAGTGCTAGAGTCTAAGAACGTATTGTTCTGCGCTCCGTTAGTCGCCGTTGTGTTTAGCAGTAGCGTAGTCAGGTTAAAGAACGCATCGACTGCTGTTGCTATCGTTGTTTTGGCAGCAACAAACATATTCATAATGCCACTCATGACACGTTTCCTGTCACCACACAAACCGTACCGCTAATAAACAGTACCGTTGCAACGCCTCTGGTAGCTAATGTCATTGTTGATTTATCTGTATCCGTACCAGCAATGTAAGCTGTGGTAATTGAACAAGTAATCGTAATGTTGCCGCTTGTATTATTGAAGATAGAAATTGCGTCACCTTCGGTAAATGTAGCGTCGGGGATCGTTATAGCGCCACTTGTGCCTACTTGCACATACTTACCTACATCACCAACAGCAAGCGAATAAGAACTAGTTTTAGTTCCGACAGCAGGTAGATCACGGTAGCCAATAGGGTTAGTGCCATCAACTGTGCAGTTAGTTAGTGTGCCGGAACTTGGTGTGCCTAATGCACCACTAGGTGCAACATAATCTGTTCCAGCGGTAGCATTTGCTAATGCGCCACCACTATTGGCTTTTAATATTGCCGTACCACTTGGAGGCGCTAGATAATCCGTGCCAGATGTAGCGGCAGACGCCACACCTGATGTAGCCTTAACCAAACCAGTTAGCGACGCACGTTTGATTAGTTTTCCGGTCGTGCTGTTAAACAGCGCTAACTCGGAATCGACCGACGATGCTGGGCCAACTACGTCGCCAGTACCTGTGGAGGCAAAAGACAAAACACCAGAGCCATCCGTAACTAGCGCTTGGTTAGCCGTTCCATCTGCAATAGGCAGCGCGAGCGTCAGATTGCTATTAGTGTTTCCAGATTGCAGAGTGGTGGTTCCTGTTCCACTCGCATTTCCTTGAATTTTTAAATTACTCATGTTGATTCCTTAATTAAGAACTAACCATTTTTGACCAGTACCCACCGTTACCGCTATCCCAGTATTTACAGTAACAGGGCCAACTGATAGGCCGTTTTTGGCCGATGATATAGTGTAATTAGACGATATCGTTTGTTCATTCTCTAGTATTGTGGATGAACCGCCGCCACCGGATGATGCAATTGTAATGGCTCCTGCGGCATTTGTGATCGTTATGTTCGACCCAGCCGTTAGCGTTGCTTTGGTTAGCGTGTTGCCTGTCGAGTTACCAATTAACAGTTGGCCGTCAGTAAATGTGGTTTGACCTGTACCGCCATTAACCACTGGCAAAGTACCTGTTACGCCGGTAGATAAAGGCAAACCGGTTGCGTTAGTTAATGTACCGCTGCTTGGTGTACCTAAAGCACCGCTTGGCGCAACAAAATCAGTGCCAGCCGTTGCAGCACTTGCTACACCAGACGTTGCTTTAACAAGACCGGTTAGCGTTGCACGTTTAATTAGTTTGCCCGTAGTGCTATTAAACAGTACAAGCTCAGAATCAACTGAAGAAGCGGGGCCAACGACATCACCTGATCCGGCTGGCGTACCCCATGATGCAGTCGATCCGTCAGTCGTTAGGAACTTGCCGCTGTTGCCTGTCTGGTCTGGCAGACTTGCCCCACCACCACCGGCACCATTAGCGCCTTGGTTGATGATGATTTTTAGGCGGTCAGTAATGTCCGGCGGTAGTATCTCACCCGCATTGATCTCACGACCATTGGATAGAGTGATTACTAAGCTGTTGTCGAAGTCCAGACGTATATCAGCAATCGATATACCGTCAGCACCGTCCAAACCATTGATACCATCCACACCATCGCGGCCATCGCGACCAGCTAGACCGTCTTTGCCATTCTTACCGTCACGACCGTTAACCCCATCACGGCCATCGATACCATCACGACCGTCCTGAATGCTAGCAATGCGCGACTCCAGCATTGAATAAACGCTGTCGTACTTGCCTTCTAAATCGCCCTTCATTTTCTGAAGTGCTTGAATGACCGCTTGAGCGTTTTCGGCTGCTTTTTTCTTCTGCATTGCCCTTGCTTCGGACACCGTATTGTTTACAGAGTCAAAAAGGCTGTCGGGAACCTGATCCACATTAAATAGTTTGTCAATATCCATTATTGCATTCCCTTTTGCAGTTCATCAAGGAAGTCATTTTCAGCATCGACAACATTATCCTTGGCTTTTGACATTTGCAGTTCGACAATCTTTGACTTGTTCTTAATATCCGCTTCTTTGAGCATCAATTCAGCGACCTTGACACGCTTGTCAAACTCTTTAGACGCCATATCGGCCTGATTAGGTAGGTTAGCCGTCAATCCTTGCTGAATCTTAGCTTGAACTTCCAAGGGTTTTAGCTTGGTGTCGATCATAATCTTGGTTGCTTCAGCACGATTTTGCTCGGCCTGAGTCGTATTGACTGCAATCTGAGCTTGAGCTGCTTGCAAGGCCAACTGTTCCTGAACCAGCTGCTTTTCTTGTGCCGCTGGATCAACTTGACCCATTGAATCCAAGCGCGCCATCAGTTCAGCACGGTTAGAGAGCGAACTATTGGCGACAATGCCCTTCAATATGATCGGCAAGACCGGTGTATCAGGGCCAAGGGTCTGTAACAGGCTAATAAACTGAGCCTGTTCGTATTCCCTAGCTATGATACCTAGTGTCGCAGTTGGTATGAAGACCATATCAACCGACGGATAGCGCTCTGGATCAAACTGCATAAAGCGGTACGCTGCTTTATTGATGAACGGTATCAAGAAGTCTTCTTGGAAGTTCACTAACGTGCGTTTGTACTTCTTGATGATCGAGGCCACCGCCATCGACATACCAGTGCCAGCCGCATCGCGGCCAACCGCAGACACCATGCCGTTAGAGTCTAGTGTGCCGGTCGCTTGCAAGAGCATTTGCTGGAATTTCTCGGCTGTCGTTATGCTTGAGCCGTCTGTTTGGCCAAACTTGAACGGATACAGAATCTCATTCGGGTTTCCGTTAGTGTAGATCGCCTTGCCTGGCATGATTGTCAGCTTCGCACCGCGAGGCAGTCGCGTAGCGTCCACCGCCATCATAGGTGAGGCTGTTAATGCTAATGAGTCCAAGTGAGTGCGCACTTGCGCATCAATGGACTTCTGCATGTTGTAGGCTTTTTCGATCGTTCCGCGGCCTGGCAATCTATTCGGCACGGTGTCGGCCTGATAAGTCAGTACAGGACGATCTTTCATCATGTACGGACTTTCTTCAGCCTTCAATAATAGGCCGTCGTTCGCAATCACAATGATCGCCTCGACCATGTCTTGATAGTCTTCAGCCGCTGAATCGTCAGGGAACAGCTCGACGATGTCTTCGTTCTCTACTTTTTGCAGGTACTCGCGGGGGACTAAGCCGTAGTAAGTTAGCAGTAAGACTTTTTCATCCTGATACTGGCTAATCTCTTGGGTTGGCTCTAAATCCGTATCTTCGTAGGTCGGGGTGATGTTGACCTTGCGGTATATACCACGCTCGATACCACGCACCACCTTGTGGATCGATACGTACTTCTCAATGGCCACGCCCATGCAATCCTCAACGGTTGTGCCGTTTGGATCCCACAGGAAATTCTTAGGGTTGATTGGCATCGGCTTGACCGACACGCGCATCTTCTCAACAGTTCCGATGGCGGCTTGTGATTCGCCAGGCATTGGCATGGTTGCAGGAACTAATTCCTTTTCCATTGATGTGACAATCTCAGCAATGCCAGTGCCGTAAATCTCAGCCAACAGAACCACTTGGTCAACGTGCTTTCGCAACTTGTCACGCTTAAAGTCTTCCATCATCTGGAGCTTTAAGAACTCGACATCCATTGGGTCGCCATTAACATCTTGAATATCGTCTTTGATGTCAAAGAATTCGCCCGAACCAAAAATCGCTTCAATGATCTCTGCGTGTCTGGTTTCAACGGCTTGTTGGGTGGCGGGAGTTACAATGCGTGAGCGCTCTGATTCTCTTGTCTTGTCTTCCGACGCCCATTGGCCACGGAAGATGCGCTCATACTCTTCCCAATCGGGTAGGAAGTTAATATCGCGATACGTTCTCCACCGATCGCAATGCTCCACCACGAAGCTGACTAGTTCTTTGTCATTTTCGCTAGGTTGGTCGAATTCGTTTTGTTCCATTTACACACCCGAAATAATGTCCACCGGTTCCCAATCGTCAGAATCATCCTCTTGCATATAGGATGTAACGGCCAATTGGTCTATATAGGACAAGGCATCAGGTAGATCGTCGTGTACCCCCTGCGCCGGAAACATCAACAGTTGGTCGAGAAATACGTCGAAATCCTCGTCTGAATTAAGCACAATCCTGCCATGCTCAAAACGCCCTTGGAGGCTCCAGATAATCCGGTCAGCCTTTTTCCGGTTGCCGTGCGTTAGGTCAACTATGTGCGAATATACATTATTTTTGCGCATTAAGTCACTTAAATATGGCAAAACGGCATTTTTTAATGCTCCACGCTCAATTCCGATGGATGTTGGGCGGTAGTCGCGCATGGCCATCAGTATCTTGGCTGCCGTCTCACGGATATCCCAACGACCATGCTCGATCTTCTTGATCCACCATTTGCCATCGTCGGTGACTTTAACAATCGCTATGGC